GCGTTTAAATTATCCCATACAGAAACAACTGGATTTAAACCATTACCGGCTAAACCAACTTTAATCCATACTGAACCACTTGGACGAGGATAAGTTTGACCAGCCTGCCATGTTGGCTGCCCTGATGAAGTTGCATAGACAAATGATGGCTGATAATATGTACCAGCAGTAATTCCCAAATCAGCAAGCAATGTACCTGAACCGGTAATTCCTAAATTGTATGGGGCGCCTAATTGTGTACCACCAGTTTGTGCTGAATAGAGTTCTAACTTACCACCAACTACTGCGGCTGATAGATAAGTTAAACCCAATGCGTTAATAGATGCTGCCAATGTTGCAACGTTATTATTAGGTGATGCTGAAACTGCAACAGTCTTTGACAATGAACCACTAAGGTTAATTGTGATAGTTTGAGCCGCAGTTAAAGTTGGGTTAGATTCTGTTCCTTGAACTGTAGGATTAGCGGCTAACCAATCTCCTGTACCTAATTCTACCCACTGATTAGAACTATTCTTAAAGAAGAATTGACCCGCAGTTGTAGCAGTTGGATAATCATAAGTTGGAATAGCAATTACTGCATATTCACCAATGTTACCAATACTATCTAGGGGAAAACCTCCTGACACTAATGTTGAATCACTAATGATGTAAGGTGTTTGAAGTGTGAACTGACCGGTTGTTGCATTAAATTCGTTAATGCCCCATGTTGAAGTTGTAGTGTCAAGCCAGTAAGTACCGTCTTCTGGGTTACCAGTTGGACGACCTGTCTGACCTACTAAACTTGCAAGGTCAATGTCGGCTCGTAAAGCATAAATGGTGTTTGTAGCACCAAGAGCCGAATAAGCGGCCAATAGACCATATTCATTTAATTCATAACCCTGAATAGGTACACCATTGCTTGTTGTATAGAAGAATGGGTTACCATAAAGAGTAACGAGATCACGCTGACTAGTAACTCTAAAGAGTTTGTTAGCGTTGGCTGCTGTAGTCCCGGCTGCAACTGATGTTGAAGTAGGATCAGCCTTATTCTGCGCTGTTGCTAACAGAATGAACGGAATTGAGTTTGTTGGCGCCGGAAGATATTGAGATTCGTCAATGATTGTTACTTCTACGCCTGGAGATACTAGTGCCATATTTTATTTTCCTTTGTAAAATTATGAGGTTTACCACCTGAGTTGTATCTTTATTTAGTATAAAATTTAAAAAAGGCTGATTAAGCATACCTTCGAAGGTGTTTTTATAAATACTGTATGTCAACTAAACGTCCTATCTGTAAAACGTGCAATAAGAATCATTGCGCCATTAACTATAAACGTGAGGGCGTAACCCACTATAGAAGTATATGTGATAGTTGTGGTAATAAAAAAGCAAAAAGAAAACCCAAAGTATTCATGTGGGAAAAAGCCGGATACAAGAAAAAAGCCACATGTGACTTATGCGGCTTTAAAAGTTTATACCATACTCAACTAACAGTCTTTCACATCGACGGTAATCTAACAAATGTAGCGTTTAATAATTTACGCACAATCTGCCTCAATTGTGTTGAGGTGGTCAAAAAGAAAGAAGTTACTTGGAAACGAGGAGACTTACAAGTTGATTATTGATTTCATCTGACGATGTAAATCGTCAATTGTACCGTTATTATCTACGTAATGATCGTAATCTAGTCCTACACTAGAATATTCACTAGCATGAATCTTTAACTTCATAAGTCTATCTTTTGCCATAACCCATCCGATATGTTGAAGTCCACGATTATATGCAACTGCATCATCATACCATTCGGGTTGAGGACCACGTTCTACTCTGAGGGTAGTACCATTAGCGTTCTTGATAGCAACAACTTCATTAGCAAATCGACAGTCAGTGATAACGATGTTATCTTTGGAGGTACGTAGTTTATTCTCTACGCTTGCTACCCAAATATCATTGTGAAAGCCTTGACGGCAAACTTCTGTGCCCCATTGCTGTAATACCCAGCGAGGAGTTAGATTGGGTATGTTCAAACGATCTGCCCACCAAGTATCAACTTCTTCTCGCCACTCTCTGCTAGACTTAGTAGAACCTTCAAGCAGGTCTCGGTCCCAACCAAAAACTGATGCAACTGCATCTTTAAGAGTTCCTGCAAAACTCATGCGCTTGAAGCCGTGAAATGTGCAAAGATAGTCAGCGGCTGTGTCTTTGCCGCTACCAATAAAGCCGGTGATGCCGATGATCATATTAGAAGTCTCCTGTTGATTTCTTATTGTATAGAAAACTTAGGAGAATGTCAAGAACTATTTAACCTTGAATCCAAGTTAGTGGCTGTGAGTAATCCACATAGTTCTTCAACTGCTCTAGTAATGCGGCTTGCATTTCCTTAGACTCAGCCTTCATAGCAGTACCGTTTAGACTTGTACCGCCACCTGGACCTGCAATAGTACCAAACTTTTCACGTGCTTCACCGATAATGCCCTTAAGCACTGCAATGATGAAGTCTCCGATCCAAACACCAGCACCCGGATCTTGAATAAGAACTTCTTCTGGACGCTGAATATCAGCCCAAATAAGAATGCGTTCGCCGGTGCCCTTAAAGTCACGTACAATGCGTAATACTTTGGTTACTGGATCAAACGTATAAGTTAGGTAACCACCGAACATACGTGCGGCTAATTCAACGTAACCGGCATAGAAATCATATGTTGCCATACCGCCAGTGTAGTTATAGTTCAATAGATATGTGTTAAGAATTGCACTTGAGAATGGGTCAAAACTTGATGAACTTGGTCCTGTTTCAAGACCAACTGTTCTACGGAACAAACATCTAACGTTGATAAATTCAGCAGGGAGTGTATACGTATCAACATTCTTAATGACTGTCATAAGTGTATATGTCTCTTGTACAGCGTTTTCTGCACGTTGACGATATACTTTGATTGCATAGTTGTATGCAGCCTCATAATGTTGAGGATCAAGTTCTAAGTCGATAATATCGCCGCCCAAACGTAAACGGACGTTCTCAAACAATGCTTGCTTGAGTTCTTCTAAGTTAAGATTGGTTGGTGTTGCTAAAATGTCTGCGGCCATGTTGTTTTCCTGTTATGTTTATTTATCAGGAAACAACATGACCTTGCCTAATCAAAGATCGCCTGCTTTGCGGTTCTCTGAATAATGTGCATCAAACTCACCGCCGGGATATCGACACTTGAGCTTGTTGACATTTTCAGTAATCACATCATTGGGATCCAAATGCAGGGCACGGCAAGCATTGATCCAGTACCAAATAATATCACCAAGTTCACGTTTCATATGGAACAAAGTGTCATCGTTGAAGGGCTTTCCTTGGAACACCATTTTCTTGACGATTTCTTGAAACTCTCCAGTCTCGCTGCCAAGTCCAATGGCGCCACATAGTAACAAGGGAATGTTGGCATCGGGACCATGCATGTACTCGCCTTCGCTACCAAATGCTTCGTAGTTGGCATCTAGTTGATCTAGTTTGTTCATAAAACTAGTAAGGTCTGTGCTTTCCTTGCTGGTAACTGCACCAACAAATTCGCTGTACTTGTTTAAGTCAATTTTGTCTGTCATTCTGTTTCTCCATTAAAAAATGATATAGTTCGTCAGCGTAAAGCCTATGCGGTTCATCACTGTGATGACCATAAACTGCTTTAGTGTTTGTGTACCCCAAATTTATATATTTGGGATAAAACAATTCAGTGTAATAGTGTCGAGTATCAATAGAATTTTTATAAAATTTAAGATACTTTTCATTTTTGGGTGAAAACATATGTATTGTATTACACATTAAATATTTTACGTTCTGATATTTAAAAAAGTATTGTAGTTGCAACATTAAATTAGAAGTTGCAACTTCTAAATATTCGGTTCTATTAACAATGAAACGTCTATAGTCTTTTTGAATATCCTTTTCCCTATCTGAATATCCTTGAAAGTTGATATTAATTTGTAAAAAATCATTTGATGACTTAGAAAACCAATCGCAATACTTTCCGTTTTGTTCCTGATGCCAAGTTGGAAATTCAAATGGTGCTTCAATGCGTGAACTTTCAGTCCACCCTACTAGTACAAAAACTTCTAAACCATCGTGATAGTTTTCACTGAACCATTCTAGGACACTTCGTGCAATTGCGCCATTTGTATATCCACTAACAGCAATATTGATAGGCCTATAACCTAATTTATTTGCTAACAGATTCCCATAACTATGTTGACGATTATATGTGCTATCGGTTTGTCCGTCAATCTCACTGCCGGCAGTATGACTACAACCGGCAATGAGCATTACTTTTTCACGCATTAAAACGCCTTCAAGATAATCATATCTTCATTGAAGCGACCATTTGGAACTGCTTCAACTGCTTTGATTTCCTTAAAGTACTTACGTGCCGCTGGCTTGCTACCAGTAAGTGCTTTGATTTGTTCAGCCGGCTTACGTAGTGTCTTGATACCACTTTCTTTCTTATCAAAGCCAAGCAATGTGTTACCCTTAACACCAAGTGACTTACTATAAGTGTCTGCTACAAAATGATGCATCTTACGCTTCTTAGTGTCATAAACCCATGCTTCTGTGCAGTTATGCAACTTGACAGGCGATAGACTTACCAAATCAAGTTTGAGTGCATCATCCTTAAATGCCTTGCAGTACTTCAACTTAGCAACTACCTTCTCAACGGGTATTGCCTTACGTGCCCTTGGCTTCCTAGATACTTGCTTTACTGCAACGTAGCCATTTAGATCAGTGATAATGCTATCAATGAACTTGATAACATTCCTAACCTGCATCTTACTCATAAAACTATATGCTTCGTTTAGTTGATCACAAGTACCTGCTTGCAATTCAACATATTCAGCACGAATCTTTTCCCAATTAGCAACTATATGAGGTACATGTTGAGGGAGAATATTACGTTCCTGCAGTTCAACCATGACCTTGCTTTTTGTATCAAAGTCTTTTGAATAACTATTAGCGCAATATTCATCAAAGAATGCATCAATTTCCGCCGCCGCCTGACTAGCACGTTCACGCATTACTTCCTGAATTGTCTTGCGTTGAACTTCTGTGCCTACAGATACGGTTTTCTTTCTTTCAGCCTTATCTGCGGCTTTTACAATTTCTACCAATTTTTCAATGTGAAGTTGAAGTCGTGCTTGATACCGATCTTCCATTTGCAAGCCACGTACACTCATACGTGCAAGCCAACCAATTGAAGTGTTAATATCACTTTCAGGAGCCTTGCGTATCAACTTTGCAGTCTCAATCTTATTGTTCCTGTCTAGGTAATCAACCAAAAAGTCTTTGGCTTCTTTTGAACTATAAAATTTAGAATACCAGTTAAACGCTTCAATAAGTGATCTGGGCTGTTCTGTTACAAAATTAGGTTCGGAACCATAATATTGTGCATCAGCATCACGTGGTCTTAGGTCTTTAACAGACCCTACAGTTTCAACTGCTAAGGATTTAGCCTTAGTTTTTTGTGTTGCAATTCTTGTCATGCGAGCCATGTTGATATCTCCGTATAAATCGACTTTACTTATACAAGTATACACTAGATTTGATTAAATGTCAAGCCTCTTTTAATGTTTTCCAAATATATTCTTCCTGTTCCCAAACCCAATGCATTATCTATGTATAGCAGGATTTCTTACCCATGTCAACCTATTTTTTCGATAAATAAATGTATGCCAAGATTAAGCCTCTACCGCCCTAATAAACAAAACGACTATCGTTTCTTTGACAGAACGATTTCGGAACAACTCACTGTAGGTGGGACAGACCTTTATATCCACAAATATTTAGGTCCTCAGACAAATACTACATCTGTTGACGCTACCCAGCCCAACTATGACATACTTGCGCCTACAAATATTCAGGATTTGTTGTTCCTAGAAAACAGAGATAGAGTTTATGATAAGAACATCTATCGTTTACGAGGGCATTACAACGTACAAAATCTTGATTTTGATTTAAGTCAGTTTGGATTGTTCTTAAACAATGATATTATCTTCGTTACAGTACATTACAATGACATGATTGACATTATTGGTCGTAAGTTAATGGTAGGTGACGTACTTGAACTTCCGCACTTGATTGATTACAACCCACTAGACGAAAAGATTCCAGTTGCACTGAAACGTTTCATGCAAATCACTGATTCAAACTATGCGTCAGAAGGTTTCAGTCAAACGTGGTATCCGCATCTATGGCGTATTAAGTGTGAACCACTAGTCAACTCACAAGAATTTGATGATATTCTTAAGGAACCAACAGAGCAAGATAATTACCTTGGTAATTGGGATAAAACTAAATCTTATCCACCGGGTTACACTATTACGTTTGGCGACACGATCTACAAGTCAATTGCAGAAGTGCCAGTTGGCACCTCTCCACCTAATACTGCATATTGGGAACGTGTTGATAATGGAAGTCTCGCAGACATTCTATCAACATACAACAAAAACATTGCAATCAACGATGCCGCTCTACAAGAGGCTGCACGTATTGTACCTAAGTCAGGTTACGATCAAAGCAAGTTGTATGTTGTTCCTACTTATGGTGCATTTGAAGCAAACGGTGTCCCATCTGGAAAGACTAATCAGCCTGCGCCACCAGTCAATGTAATTACATCATCTGGTACTGGTACTGCAATACCAGTAGTTGGCACTGTAGTCTTTATGCGTGATCCTAAGTACAAGAATCCAAGCGCAGGAATCAAAGTTTCCAAAGAAGTACTACAAAGTATTTGGGACATGACCGCTGACGGAGATCATTTGCAAGATAAGATTGACAAGTTTGTTCAAGCAAGTTTATCTATTGCTGAAGAGGCCCCTACTAGAACAGAAGGCGGCTCTGGTGCATTAGAAGGTACTAAAGTATTAGCAGTACAATCATTAGGTATCATTACAGGACCATATGGTACTGCTGATAACACTTATGCTACTGCCGATCAAGATCCCACACTACCCGGCTTTACTGGTACTATTACTCCTGATATGGACTATCGTGCAGACTGTGATCCAGGTTTTCAGTTTATTGCACGTAGTAGCCCGCGCAGTTTTGGTTATACAACTGGTTACTTGTCAGGTGATGGTCAAGCACCAAACGGTGAACCAACTGGTGCTGGTATTAGTTTCCCACAAAATCCACAAGTCGGAGACTACTTCTTACGTATCGATTATATGCCTCAACTATTATATCGTTGGGACGGTATTCTTTGGGTAAGAATTAGTGAGAATGTTAGAACAACTACTGGATTCAGTGAGACTGATGATTCACAATTGTCTGGATTTATTAATAACCAAGGTGAAATTTATCTAAATAATACACAAGAGGTGGTACCACAACGTCAACCGCTGTCGTCATTACTTCAGCCTGCACTAACACCACTACCACCGGAAGCATAATATAAATGGCACAGTTTTTTTACGATAATCAGAATAGAAGGTTCCTGGTGCAATTTGCTAAAATTTTTAGCAACTGGTATGTAACTAAAGGCAAAGACCCTAATGGAAACGATATCTTAATTCGTGTGCCAATTATGTATGGTGATAGTAGCAGGCAAGCAAGTACTATTATTGCTAATAACAGTGCAAGTAATTTGCCATCTGCACCCCTAATTACCTACTATATTAGCGGATTAGAATACGATCAACGTAGAACACAAGACCCTACCTTCATTGATAAGGTTAACATAAGACAACGTGCATATGACAGTGAAACTCAAACATATGAACAAACACAGGGACAAGCATTTACTATTGAACGATTGATGCCTGTTCCTTATACTCTTCGTATGACGGTAGATTTTTGGACTACAAACTATAATCAGAAGTTAGAAATTATTGAACAGTTAGGCACATTGTTCAATCCTGCACTTGAAATTCAAAGCACTGATAACTTTGTTGACTGGACTTCATTGAGTGCAGTATTTCAAGATGGATTGACATTCTCTAGCAGAAGTATTCCACAGGGTACCGGCAATCCTATTGATGTATTGACATGGAAGTTTTACATGCCTATCTGGATTACTACATCAAGTAAACTTAAGAAGTTGGGCGTTATTCAAAAGATTATTGCAAGTATCTATAAAGGTACCGCATATCAAGACGTACAAGATGATGATTTACTATTAGGTACTCGTCAAAAGATTACACCATATGGATATAAGTTATTATTAGTTGGTAACAGACTTCAATTACTACCTGCTAATGAAGCATTCTATCCACCTAATACTAATTTAAACAATCCCGATAGTCCTAATACTTCGTTGTATTGGACAAGTTTGTTAAACGTGTATGGTAAAGTAAAGCCGGGTATCAGTCAAATTTGGTTACAGAATCCATATATGGAAGATGACATTGTAGGTACAATTGTTCCTGATCCATTAGATGATAGATTCTTAATTTATAGCATTGATCCTGATACATTGCCTCAAAATACATTAGCGCCCGTTAATAGTGTTATCAATCCACAATTACAGGGACCGAATGCAGGTTTGCCAGGTCCTACTCCGGGTGTAAGATATCTCATAGTAGAAGATATTGGTTCAGACGGAACTAGTACAGTTGCTTGGGGAAGTTTAATTGCAAACGCAAACGATATTGTAGAATATGATGCAACTGAGGCTGAATGGTTTGTTGCATTCGACAGTCAAAATGCAACTGAGGTTGAGTTCGTAACTAATCTAACTACTACTATCCAGTATCGATATGTTGATGCTGATGGTATGTGGATGAAATCATACGAAGGATGGTATGATCAGGGCGATTATAGCGTTGTAATTTGATATGACCAACGCGGCCGGTGTATTCTTCTATAGTTCTTCAACTAATAGATATCTATACTTACTAAGATCAGATAAGAACAACACCACTTGGAGTATCCCAGGAGGTAAAGTTGAGAAGGGTGAAACTTTACTTGAAGGTGTTGAAAGAGAATGTGTTGAAGAAATGGGTTTCTTTGACCCTGAGATGAAATTGATACCTATTCAGAAGTTTACAAATGGTAACTTTGTGTATAACACGTTCTTCTGTCAAGTAAAAGAAGAATTCATTCCAGTATTAAATGATGAGCATTTGGGATATGCTTGGGTTGAGCATGGACTATATCCTAAACCATTGCACCCAGGATTGTTTTCTACTGTGAATATTGATATTGTTATTGAGAAATTAGAAGCACTGATAAAATAATAGGGGCCGTAGCCCCTATTATTAAATTCCTAATAGTTTACTTAATGCGGGCCACCCAAGTGCCCCGGCTAAGATTCCAGCCCCCATGAGCATCCAGCGCCATTTTTCTAGCGCATTAACTTTTTTGTTAACTTCACCATGCTGTCTTGTATTTTCCGTTTGGAAATCTCTAATCATAGCATGAGTTGTTTCCATATGAGTATCGATGTGGTCACGAAGTTCCTTCAGGCCAGTTTTCAAATCACCAACTTTTTCGTCGAGGTTTTGATACTGGACCTGAAGGACAGCAATCTCTGTTTCGGGTTGTTTCTGAACAGAGAGTGCCATTTATTATGCGCCGTTAATCGTAACGATTGGGTTCGGCTGACCATTGTCTACGTTCGCAACAGCGGCTGTGTTGAATGTAGCAATGATATCAGGATTGACGTTAGCCAATACAGCAAGACCTGTACCTGAACCGGTACCTGTTGCAGTGAATGTAACGCCTGTCATGTTAGACATAGCACCAACTGAAGTCCAGTTTGTTGTACCTGTACTATAGATAGTGTATACTGTACCTGCTGATAGTGAACCTGCCGCAACAGTTGCTGGGAACACTTCACTGTTGTAGTCATTAATACTTGAAACAAACTGTGTGCCTGAAGCCGCATTAGTTCCAATGATAGACATTGTGTTTGGAGTCAACGCTGTATTGGCAACGTTAGCAGTGAAACATTGTGCTGTTAGACCAGTTGTTGCACCTGTTACTAAGTACTTTGTCTTGCCCTTTTGACGAACAATGAAGCCTGCTTCTGGAGTTGCGTAGATGAATGCAGAACCTGATGCCGCCACCTCCGCATTTGCAACTAGTTCAACTACATCTTGTTGAGCGTCTGGAGTACCAGTAGCATTAGACAAGTCAACTTCTGCACCACCCAATGTTGTTGAAACAGTGAATGCAGATGCGTTAGCAATTGCTTTAACAAAATAAATTTGACCAGAGACTAAGCCGCCCAAATTAGCAGTAAATCTTACTGTACCGTTAGCAAGCAATGTTTGAGCATTACCTGAAGTACCAATGATGTTACCTGTATTTTGTGTGTTAGCAACAGCAACAGTTGTTAAACCTGGAACTGTATTTGCAAAACCTAGAGTAGTATAATCAGTTGTTGTACCATTAATGTTTGCACTTGCAACTTGAATTACAGAACCTACACTTAGTGCGTTTGCCAAATCAGTACCAATACCAGTTACATACGCGGTATCAGTAGCAGAATACAATGTACCTGTACCATTTTGACCAATTGCTACGTTAGCAAGAACTTGACTACCGTAGATTGCAGTGTTACCACCGACAACACCATATGTGTTAGCGTTAGTTGCTGGGTAGCCTACGCCACCGAGTGGGTTGTTAAAGTATGCATCAACTACACCAACTGACAACGCTGATGCTGTTGTACCAGTTGTCAATGTAACTGGTGTATATGTTGGGTTAGCATTTAGTGGAGTTGCAGAAACAGTGAATGTTGATGCACCAGTGACTGCTAGAATATAGAATGTTGTACCAGCAATTAAGTTTGTACCAGTTGTAACGCTAGGTATAAAAGGCATACCAGCAATAACACCTAATGTGCTTAAAGTTTGAGAAACTGTTACGATATTTGTTGTTGCAGTAGTATTAGTTACTGTCAAGACCGCTTGGGCCTTTGCGATTTTTAGTGGACGTCCCATTTGTTTTTTCCTTAATGTTATGAGCGAGTTCTAGTCGCTACGCAGTGGGTACTGCATAAACTCTCACCATGAGAGCGTACAAACTATTTATCTTTATTACGTAAAAATTAAGATTTGGGTCCGCCATTTACAGGTGTTGCTGCCACGCCCGTTGTGCCACTGTTAGCATGTGGAGCACCAAGTTCTGTAATAGTAAATGGTGCAGATGTAACACCTGATACTTCTTTAAATGATACTACGTTACCTTGACCTACGATAATGCTGTTATTAACTGTGTTAGCAGGAATAATCGTGCTATTAGCAGTAGCAACAGTATAGGCTACTCCATATGGGTTATAACGTGCTGTTGCACCACTAATTGCAACGGCTGAATTAGCAGTCAATGTCAAACTTGTATTGTTAGCAATTGCTTGTACAATACCTGCTGTACTTCCTGCTGTATTACCAATCCAGGCCCCAACATTAAGTTCCGATAAGAATAATGTACCAGACCCTGTTACTGTTGTAGTATTAGTAGCCGCAGTAATTGTACCAGTTAATGCAACGTTGGGAAAACTAGTTGTATATTGAATAGCACTAGTAGTCGCTATTTGTACTTTATCCGTAGCAATGTTTCCCGATGTTGCTACTGCTGAACTTGCTGTATATGCGTATGATGCCATTATCTTTATTCCTCGTTATCTTTATAGTCTGCCGACTGCTACTTCGATGACGCCTTCGACGCCTTCAAAGTTTTCTAATGCTTTACCAATAACTGTACCCATTAATGGGTTATGATCTGGTCTTGCGAATCCGTCACCAGCAGAAATAAGCATATCACCTTTGTGAATTGTGCCACGTACTTTTACTGATGTTCTACCTTGAAGTGCTACTGCAACTGCAATACCAGGACACATAGCATTCATAACATAAGCAGGGTTTGTGGTTACTACACCGGCAACTCTTCGTGTGCCGTCTGTTGCTAAAGTAATTTCTTTCTCACCACCAAACTCCATAACGGTGCCAGGTTCGTATGAAACATCAGCCTCATAATATTCTGCCAAGTCAGCATATGTTGATTGTAATTTTGATCCGGCTGATAATACCCAGTTACCTGTGATAGTACCTAATGTAGTATTTGCGCCTGTACTTAATGTAGTTAATGCGCCTAATGTTGTAATGTTATTCTGAGTTGCACCAATAACAGTTGTTGCATTAGCAACGGTGCCAGTAACATTAGCACCAGTAAGTGCTGTCAATGAACTGCCTGTACCTGTTACTAATAGATAACTTGCTGCCGCTGTACCACCTAAAAACGCTGAGTTATTTGCATTGGCAACAGTTCCTGAAACATTAGCGGCTGCTACTGCGTTTGCAGTTGTTGCGAATGATACTGCACCACTTACGTTTGCACCTGCTACTGCATTTGCTGTTGTTGCAAATGATACTGCACCACTTACGTTTGCACCTGCTACTGCATTTGCTGTTGTTGCGAATGCAACAGCACCTGTGACATTTGATCCTGCTACTGCATTTGCTGTTGCCGCAAATGATACTTGTCCAGTAACGTTTGCACCAGCAATGTTGGTTAAGTTTGCGCCTGAACCTGCATATAAAGTAGCAGTTAATGTTCCTGTAGTCTTGTCATATACAAGACCTGAACTGCCTGCTAATGCACCTGCATCATTAAATTGTACTTGAGTATTGACACCACCGGGCGTAGAGTTTCCAACACTAACACTATTAATGTTTGTGCCTCCACCTGTAACAGCGGCATATCCTGCAACTGCGGAAGTAAATGTCATTGTTAACGCATTAGCGTTAGTATAACTAATAGTTGGGTAATCATAACGACCGGTATATGAATTGCCGTTAGCATCAATTGCTTCAACTGTTACATATTGTCTGTTAAGATTGTGTGTGACTGTCCAAATGGTGTTAGCAGAACTTTGAGTATGCAAGAAGTATCCACCGTTTGGATCAGTCCAACTTAGGTTACCTGCACCATCAGTCTGTAAAAGTTGATTAGCATTACCACCACTGATATAAACATTTCCAACAGAGTTAAGATTGCTTTCACCAGAGACATTTAATGTCGCAACACCTAACGTACCTGAGTTAGCATATAAGTTACCTGCTGTTACGTTTCCTGTTGCAACTACTGCACCACCGGTTGTTAAGTTACCACCAGTAACATTACCTGTCGCAACTACTGCACCACCGGTTGTTAAGTTGCCACCAGTAACATTACCTGTTGCAACGATCAATCCAGCAGTACCTAAATTACCTACGTTAGCATTACCACTAGCATTTAGTGTACCTGCAACGTTTACGCCTGTACTAGTTATAACTAATTCAGTTGTTCCACCTGCGGCAGTAACACTGACATTACCGTTAGCAGTAATAGTGATATTACTATTACCATTTTGTAATAGTCCACTATTGATAGTAGTAATATTACCTGTTGTAATAACTGCGGTAGTTGTGCCAATATTACCAACGTTAGCATTACCGACAACATTTAACAATGCTGTTGTTAAGTTACCTGTCAATGCATTGAATGATATTGCATTGTTTGCAAATTGTGCAACGTTTCCTGTTAAACTATTAGTTAGTACAGGATAGAATGTGCCAGTAGTTGCTGTTGTAATATTAGTAAAGTCAGTAACATTAGAATAGGCAACGTTTAAGTTTGCAACACGTGTGGTTGATGCTACTTGGATAGGCGTTGTACCAGTTGCAATATTAGAGATAAAGCGAGTTGCTGTTGCAACACCAGTTGCATTTAAATTGCTTACGTTAGCATTACCAATAACTGTTAATAATTTAGGTCCTGATACGGGGGCAAAATCAAATGTGAAGTCTGCATCACCATCTAATAGATTATTATTATTAATCTGCACAGTTGTATTAGAACCTGCCGCAGCCGCTGAGCCAGCACCACCTACAGCCGAAACAACTCTACCACCTGTAGCATACATGTTTGCAGTAAGTACCGTAGTCTGCAATGATTGTGTATTGCCGGCGACTCCGTTCGCTAATAACTCATTAGAAACTGTTACTTCAGTACTGCTTGGTTTAGTCTTAATGTAATAAGGTGTATTATTTAAGAGACCACTTGTACTTAAACTTCCCAAAAACATAACTTCTTGGTTTACTGTGAACAAGGTCGAATCACCCACTGTAACTACATTGGTAGCAACAGTGGTATTGCTGACACTAGTATAGGCATAGTTACCGTATCCAGTTGAGTTAACCGTAACCGTAAGACCTGGATCAGAATACAATGAAAAAGTATTTGAAGTCAGGATGTTAACGTAATAAGTATTACCATTTAACTGGGTCATACCCACAGCATCAGTAATTGTGATTTCTGCGGCTTCGGTAAAGAAGTTGTCTTGAGTAGTTGTTATAACTGCAGGATTTGCTTTTGTTACATTTTCAATGTATGCAATAATAGTTGACTTAGGAGTCCAACTTAAATTACCTAAACCATCAGTTTCAAGTACATAACCAATTGCACCACCTTCAATTTTGACATTACCTACATTACCTAAATTAAGTAATCCACCGGCGTTTCCACCTCTGTTTACCCAATTGGTACCATCATATGCAAGTACTTGACCATCATCTACTGTAAGTGGATTGATGTTTAAGTTACCAACACTACCTTCGATCTGATCAAAACTAATCTGGGAATACCCAGTTAATACTTCAATGTTCTCGTTAGGAGTGGTTTTGCCAATAAAGAGGCGTCTATTGTCAGACGCCCAGCCAAATTCGGCTTCGTCTAACTGAGGCAGGTCTACTAAGTTACCTGACCTTTGTTGAATTTTTGATATCTGTAGAATTGACATAAGTGTAATCTTTACCCATCCGATTACACTTATTTATGCTTTTATCAAACGAACTTGGTGTAGTATTTCTCTAGTCGCTCAAACCACAGACTAGTGTACTTGTCGAATTCATTACCTTCAACAATGAATTCCTGATAGAGATTATCAGCAGAACACATGAAAATAACGCCCTTGCGAATGTTAGTTCCCCAAACTTCGTTGTGTGCAGTAGCGTAGGCTACTGTTTGAACAAAGTAGTCTTCAATCCATTCACGCTTTTTGGGCTTATTAGTTTGCTTATGGTCCATAATGGCTTCGTCACCATTATGTACTCCAACTAAGTCTGTGGTCCCAGCATAAACTTCAGGAAAATATAAAGATACTTCCGTGCCCCAGAACTCGGTGCAGTTGGATAATCCTTGAGATATGATTGAATGCGCCATCGTATGTGATTGCTTGCTATACGGATTGCTTCCGGGCTCACCTGTTTCTCCTGTCTTTACATAGTTCTCAAGCCATTTATGCATTCGTGTTCCACGACCTGCGGCTTCAGTAGTAATTTGTTGAGCCTTTTCGACTCCAACACGTTTGCGCCATTCATGAAGGGCTTTCTTAGATTCTTCTGATTTTGTCGCATCTAAAATTGTAGTGACACTAGGAACTTTAAATCCATCTGGAGTTATATATTTGCGAGAGCCATCAATTGTTTCTCTTTTTAATTCTACGTAGTTAAATTTATTTTCTAAGGCCATAATAATAATTTAATCCCATTTCGTGTTTGTACCATTGGTTTGTTTGTTCAAAAAGTTTTTTATGTGATACTGGAAAATCTTTTAGTGATAAAAATTTAGCATCTTTAATTGGAATAATTTTTTCGTGTCTTTTAAGTAATTGCTTATAAATGTAATCTGCTAACGCTATTTGTGCGTCAGGTCCATCATGACCTTTGTCCATTGCTTTAGGATAACCAACAGTAATATCACAAAAATTTTGTAATTTATTACTATCCATATTAATGTATTTGTTAAGTTCAGGATAATTTAATTTAATGTATAATGCAGTTTCTTCAGACTTATCAGGAATATAATCAGAAGTTATATAGGGAATATTGTGTGCTTTAAACAAATTAATAATTGAAGCCCATAGCCTAAGTTTTCGTTCTTGTGATTTATATACACCGATATCGTTCATTTGTTCATAGACTGCTTTATCTACAAGATTTTTTTCATCACCGACCATTAATCCATGATAATCATTGATTTCTTCTAATCCAAATCCACTATTTTGGTCATATTCAGCAAAGTATTCTTCTCTACGAATACTTTGAGACATTGCAACTACGAATAAAGGTTTAGAATTAGTAGGTAAATTTTTATAAAAATAGTTGTAAGTTCTACGTGCAATGCCATCATTGGATGATCCTGGCTCTCCTAAATTTACTACAGGAACTCCTAATTTATTTGCTAGTAGTCTAGGCCACCCTTGGTTAGGCGGATCATATAAGGCCTGACAGTAAGTAAAACTACAACCAACAGTAACTAAATGCGTAATTTCAATTGTCATTTAGATTCTAAAACTTTCCCCGCAACCGCAATGATCTTTTGCATTAGGATTTCCAAACTCAAATCCTTCGTTAAGACCATTTTTCTTAAAGTCAATGTTCATTCCTATTAGATAAACACTTGATTTTTTATCTACATACACATTAAATCCATCTTGTGGATAAAGCAAATCAGTTTCAATAGGGTTATCTACGTATTCTAGTACATAAGCCAAACCGGAACAGCCTGTAGTCTTGACACCTATTCTAATGCCAAGACCCGAGCCGCGCTTTGCGAGGTGCTTTGTTATTTTAGTATGTGCTTCGTTTGTTAGCGTAATCATGCAAATATTTATATCCTATACTCAGTATACAATTACTATTAGAAATTGTCAACTACTATGGACAATTATTTCATTGCATTTTTAGCCATTTGTGAGACTACTTTTTGATTTTCGTCTTTAGGAGGAGTTGCAGTTGTAGATTGTCCTTTAAAGACAACCTTATCACCTTGAATATTTTGAATAAGTGAGTTAAGAGGAGGTTGTTTAATCATGTTATAAAGGTCTTGTGCATCCAAAATAACATCATACTCACGAAAATAATCAATTAGGTCATCCAAAGAATATTCCGTTGGGATTTCACCATCTTCTAAATCTTGTTCTAATTGATTAGTAAGTGCAACTATTTTTGAAACAGTTGCACTATTCTCGTCAAACTCATAGAGGCGCATTATTACCTCTTTGCTCTGCCTACAGCCAAATTTGCTTCTGGTTCATCGTCATCCATTGGGATGTCCATATCAGTTGGCATTTCTGCGTCAACATCAATGTCAGCATCAACATCAATTTCTTCTTCACCACCAATTGGCATTTCAGGAGCGGCAAATGCATCTGCACCGGCTTGACCAGTTAGACCACCCAATGCACCCTGTAAAGAAGTTTTTGCTTCTAACAATGCGGAGTTAAGAGCAGTTAATGCATCACCGGCTTGCTGATTGAATGTTGCACTTTCGTTAACACCAATCTCAGATTGAATTGAATCTACTAGCGCAGGAAGTTCTTTAACAAGCATGTCGTTAACATCTTCATAATACTTCTGAATTGAATCAACCATATCTTGTGCGGCAAGAATAACTTGTGACTTCTCTACTTCTTCGTTTTCAAAAACGATACGAGGAGAAGGACGTTTTTGTAACTGTGCATAGTGAGTTGAGAGTGCTTGCTCCATAAATACTAGTTTCATGTATGCAGGATTGTTCTGATTTCTATAGAAATCAGATGCACTTCTTGACTCTTTAATAAGGCCATGAACCTTATTAAGCATAGTCTTTGTTTTGCTCTTATCCATTGAAGAAACATCGAAATTTAATTCGAAATTTTCTTTTAATGCTTTAGTAGCATAATTTTGTTTGTCTAAATCGTTGAGTCTCATATGGCTATTCTTCCGTTTTGATTATGTATTTATCTCAGTCTATTAAAAATAGGCTGTTTCTTCTGGCTGAAACGATGTGCCTGAAGCGTCTTAGATGTATTTATATATGAATTAATTTCGGTTAACATCAACTTTTTCTTAAGAGCATCCTCTTGAAGTTTAATGATATAAATCCATTTATTATCAGAATCGTTTGCTTTAGTAACCATACGCTTATGTATAGTAATGTCAAAGTCAATACTGGCAATTTTTAAATCTAATTCCTTGACCCGGTTGGCTTCTCGGTATTGTTTTACAATATCAAACGTACACCAAGTTACTGCATTTTTAACAGTTACAAAAAGATGTTCGTCCGCAAATGGTTTCATGGTTACTTTATAATAACCATCACTGGTAGACGTAATTACATATTTACCAAATAACTCATATACACCATTTTCCTGATAAACTATAACACTTTTTAGTTCATCAGTTAATTCACGCTTGACAAATTGTTCAAACTTAACAGCGGCTGATTTGTTCATAATACCTCAAAATGAATGTTTTTTAAGTCCGGAGTCGTGTCTAGGAAAACCGGAGTTTTTTGATATTGTGAGGGACAAACTATCATGGGTACACCCTCGCAATCTTTATATAATGCCCCTAATGGATTAAGAGCATTTTCGAATACACTTGTATGTTGTACTTCAAATTCAAACTTCCAACATGTGTGTGTTTTACCTTCTTCTTGATCGTAGAGAAATCCAAACTTGTCAAATTCGTTAAAATTAATTTGTACAACATATGGTGCTTTAATAAGTTCGGGCTGTGAACGTAATGAGATAACTTGTAATATTGTATCAAAATTGCATTGTGTGTTGCGTTTTTGTAGCCAATCTTCAACGTCTAACCCTTGAGGCTTAGAACGATTCATTACTCCTGTCTGAGTAATGTCGAAAAGAGTATAACAACATAAACGATACATGTACTTATTTAGAGCCAATAAAAAACCCGGAGAATTTAAATCCCCCGGGTCTTTGTAGATAACTTAACTAACTATTAGTTAGTGAAAGTTGCTGCCGCTGTTACAGTAACAGCATTTGCCCAAGCGGGACCTGGATCTGCTTCAAGAGCAGTAACTAGGGTAGCAGTAGTCCATGCACCTGTTG